TGTCTGGTTTTCTGTTGCTGGCGCAAACCGTTTAATAATGCTGTATATTGTTCTCAATCCGTAGTACCGATTATAGTTCCGCAGTAATTTACCCAGCGCACGTAAGCCGTATTTTGATTCTGTAAAAATACAAAACACACCGTCACTTGGTGGAATCGATAATCCCATCCATGCTGTTCCGTTATATTTTATATTACCAGGGTTGTTGTTTCTTATTCCTCGTGGTTCTTTGTTCATCATTTATCCTTTTCAAATATGCTTGCTATGTTTTCGCCAAGTGCCGCAGCCACAAAGACCGCAACCACGTCTACGGTGTAATGGCAGAACGCCAACACCACCGCTGTTATTCCAAATATCGCACACGCAAATCTCTTTGCTGATGGATATCCAGCCCTGTCGCTGAATAGGTCATACAGGTATTTCAGTATTCGCTTAATCATTCTTTATCCCCTTTAGTAGTATTTTCATGTCGCCTTTGATTTCATACAGGCTGTCTTTGATGGATTTTAAATCGGCCTCTAACGTGTCGGTTCGCCTTTCCAACTGCAACAGCCTGGTGTCTATTGCCGCACTGTGCGATTCCACCCTGACTATGAAACCTATCAGTGCGGCGGCTAGACAATAGAGTAACGAACTATCAAGTTTTACCTTGAATCCGTCTTTTGTTTCTTTGCTCATAACGCCCTCCGTACGCATTCAATTGTTGTCTTGTATCCAGATGCATTTAACGTGTGCTTTGCTGATGTCACGATCCATTGGCCGCCGGCATCTGATCTGATGCCTGTAACATTCACGATGCTTTCAGCAGTCAGTACCGGATTGCCCACAATGTCCAGTGTCAAACTTTCTGTGCCGGCCATGATTTCCGTCAGCTTTTGTTTGGCCCTGTACGATGCCAGGTCTTGGTTCGTGTAAATATCTCGCAAAGTAAAAGTCGGGGAACCACCCCCGACTGACACCTGTTTCTCTTCTGCCATGTCAAAGTCATAGTATTTCGCAGTGACTTGACCGTACTTTCCTCTTTCTGTGATCTTGTAATGATAACTGATTATATTCCTATTTATCGTTGTCGTTGGCATTGACCGTCCGTCTGGAAACTGTCCGGACAATGGAGATATGAATAGCAGCTTGCCACCGGCTATCTTTACACTTGCGTTGTAATCGCTGGCCAATCTCTGTATGAACGCACAGTCGCTTTCTTCGGTCTGGTCCAGGTGCGTTACCATCAGTTCTTTATAACTTTCTGCTACCGCTGCCGACAGGCCATATTTGCCAGCAATTGTTCCTATTATCTCGCCCAGTTCTTTCTTATCCCAAGAATACGTCTGTGGGGCCTTGAACGCTGCGATATCGTCCAACATGGAGTTACTGGCCCTGGCGGTTATAATCATCGTCTGTGGCGGTCCTTTTAGCTCAATTTCATCGACTATAAATCGGCCCATCTCGGATACGTTGTCGTACCCCATATAAACCACCAGTTCTGCACCCCTGGGTGGTACCGCCAGCGCACCATCTCTGTCGTCCAATTGCATCGTCAAACTATCTGACACAATTCCTATTTCATCGGTGATTTCCAGTGATAGTAATCTGCCATTTACCGTTCTTGTTATGTCGGATTTGTTGGCTATGATTCTGTAGTTCGGTTGCATTTTATTGCCACAATTTTATTTTCTTAGTGTCTTCCGGTTCTTCGATGGTTGGCAGGTTTATCTTTACCCCACCAGGCAGCACTGCATCCAGCTTTGCCAGATGCCTGTTTGCCATTAACACCTGTTCAACAACGTTGGTCTTGCCGTAGTATTTCCAGCAGATATAATCCAATGTTTCGCCATCTTTGGTTACGTATATCATCGTTTATCTTCCCCATACTTTTTAAGGGTCAAACTGAACGTCACTTTCCTTGGTGCGCCGTTTTTCATGAATGTCGTTTGTGTGTCGCTTATCGATGTTATGCACCATCTGCCAAATGCTTTTCCGTTTCCGCTTATCAGCATTAACGGTTCGCCTGTGCTGGCTTGTGATCGCATACTGTCCACCTGGGACACACCACCCTTGAAGTGCGGATATATCGTTCCCTCAAGGGTTATGGTGTCTGTGCCTGGGCCGACATATTGCATTGCCGGATCTTTACCCAGTCGTTTCTGTTCTTCCCATCGGTATTCTGTGGATCTTGTGAATGATTGATATGCAGCACTGTCGATGCTGAACCGGTATTGCCCAAGCATCATCATTGTGCCGGAGTTGATGTTAGTCATACTACATCCCTTGCTTTTTCACTTTTTTTCAATTATGTTGTCCTTAACAAAAAGGAAACACATGACATTACAAGAACTTGGTAACGATGTTCGTCTTGTTAACGCTGTGCGAAATACTCTCTCTGTATTTCCACATGAACCCTTTTTGTGTTTGCCTATGTCTTGTTGTTTATTAGCAAGTTTGGAACATGACTGTCCGGAATATTCACTTGCTGTAAAAACAGGAAATTTGCTTTATAAAAATCACATCGTTTTTAAGCAAGAATGTGATCTGAATAGTCTTCCTCAACAAAACATAAATACATCTTGGGATGGTCATGCTTGGCTAGAAATCAACGATCAATTTATCATTGATTTATCTCTAGGCCGAACCATCGCATCACCACAATTTGTTACACCATATAGAGATGAAATTCTTCCACTGTTTGGTGGCAAAATTGTAGTCATAGATAAACTTAACAACAACGTTCCTTTGTATTATCAAGAATGTTCAGTTCTTGGTGATCCAGTAATCGCTGGTGTTATTCAAGGTGCATACGAAAGGTTTTGTCCTCAGTCATAGTTCACGCCTCGTTGTCTTCTTTGTGCTGCTTGCTCTCTTGCATTCAGTTCCATTGATACCTGTTGTGCGATCTGTTCCGCTGTCGCACCGGCTGATGCATTTATCGTTATCGGTGCGTTTACAGATACATTCGTCTGGCTTGATGAATTGCTAACCGCTGTTGGTGGGATTTCTTTCACATTGGATACATTCGTATCTTCTATGATCGTCTGTCCGATTTCCGGTGGCTTAGGTTGTTCTTCATTGCTGCCGAATGCCCAGTTCCATGCTTTCCCGACCCAGCTGTCTTTGATCCATTCTTTGATGCCACTGAATATGTCTTTAGCTTTTTCCCATAGGTTCGTTACCCAGTTCCATACGTTCTTGAATACCTCTACCACCGGCTCAAACAATCTCTTGAAAAATGCCGATATCGGTTTCCAATACTTGATTATCAGTGCCGCCCCAACAGCGATTCCAGTGATAATAAGTCCAATTGGGTTGCTGACGATTGCTGCACCAACGGATCTGATGATTGGTATCAGTCCGCCGAAGCCCAGTTTCAACAGCGAGAATGCGGTTCTCATCCTTGTGAATACACTGACCACTGATAGGATTCCGCCTTTGATGAACGTGAATCCATACCCCAGCGCAAATGTCGCCAGTTTAAATGACATCATGCCGGTTACTGCCAGCCCAATGTATTTGATCAGTGTCGGGTGCTTTTCTGCAAAGTCCGCCAAGCTTGATGCTGCTTTGCCAAAGATTCCGACCACGCTGTTTATCGTTGGCAGTAATGTTGCCCCGATGTTCGTGGCCAGCACTGACATCTGGTTTTTCAACAGCTGCAAACTGTTCGCTGTGGTTGCGGATCGCATCTCAAATTCTTGCTGCATACTGTTCGTGTATGCTGCCTCGTCTGAGACCATTTCTATGTTGTTCCGCAACAAATCCAAATTGTCGATCAGTGCATTTATCTTCTGGCTGACTTTTTCGCCAAAGATTTCTTTCAATGCCTGCGATCTTTGTATCGTTGACAGTCCTTTGATGCTTTCAAGTACTGCCAGCAATGCATCTTTACCTTTGCCGGTTTGCACCATCTCGGTGTATTCCTGCATCGATATTCCCAGCATGTTGAATGCATCACGTGCTGCACCGGTTGCCACCGGTAACAGTTTCAATCGTGATGTCATCATGTTGATTGATGATGCGGCTTGTTCCGGTGCGACACCCAATGCTATGAACGAGCTTGCCAACGCAGATAATTCGTTGTGGCTCATACCAAAGGATTTCGCCATCGCACCGGCTTTTATACTGACCGTCAACAGATCCTGTGCTGTTGCTGCCGTATTGTTGGACAGGTGATTTATAACATCGCCAACTTTGGTCATCTGCTCAATTGGTACCTGCAGCACGTTTGATAATTTTGCCATCGAGGTACTTGCCTCTTCGGAGGTTATATCAAACGCAATCGACATCTTGGATGCGATCTCTGCAAACTGTGCCAGCTTTTCTCTTGGCACACCCAATTGACCACCAGTGGCGATCATCTGTGTCAAACCCTCAACCGCAATTGGTATGCGTTTTGACAGCTGTTTTATGTCGTGTTCCATCTCTTTGATCTGCTGTGGTGTATCAAAGTTCACGACTTTTTTAACATCCGCCATCGCACTCTCAAATGCGATTGCTGGTTTGACTAACCCATACAGCGATGTTCCCAATGCGACAACGTCCATCATCTGGGACCGGTATGCAGAACGTTTAGACAGGTTGGCCTGTCGTTTGTTCTCTATGGCCGCCAGTGCGGTTTGTCTTTTCTTTAGGATTTCCATCGCTTGACCCAGGCGATTTTGTTCCTGGGTCAAATTCTTGGTGTCCACGCCTGCCGCTTTCAAAGACGTGGACATTTCTTTTAAGGCAGTCTTGTTCTGCTCGTATGCAGATTTGGCAATGGCTGCCTCTTTTTTCGCATTGCGAAAACTGTTATTTAGTTCCTTGCTTGGCTTTTCGGTGTTCTTGATTTCCTTAGCCAATCTTTTGACCTCAGCCTCGGCAGCTGTCCATTCCTGCTTGGCCGATATCGTGCTTTGGCGAAGTTCCTTGAATGCATTCACATTGTCGGAGGCAGTGTTCAACTGCTTTATACTTTGCCCCAGGGTTTCCAACTGCT